TAAAAGACCACCTTGTGCTAATGGGTGTTGTGTATTGATAAGTGATACACCGTCACCACCAGGATTAGTTCCTGCAGCACCTGCAGCAGCAAAGGCTGTGTTTAAAACATCAGCTCCTTTTACTTGCTTTGTGTTTGCCATTGATCTTGCAAGAGCTTTTGTGTAACGAGATGAAAGCTGATCGTAAAGATTATCTTCGATTGCCTCTTCTGTTATTGCAAAACCTAATGCAATTGTTTCGTGTGTGTAGCGTGAAGTGTAAGCTTCAACTGCTGTGTCGAAAGATATGCCTGCGCCCTCTGCTTTAGATGGAGCTGAACCGAAACCTGAAAGCATTACCTCTTCTTCAAACGCTCTGTCTGAAGTTTCGCTATCAAAAATTTCTGCGTGTTCGTTTTCATATCTTGCGTATTCCAGGCCAAATAGTGCATTTAAACCCGGCTCTAACTCTTTAACGAGTTGACTTCTAGATATAGCCATAGTTTAACCTCCTATACGCCTGTTGTATCTCTATACTGATGCTTATTAATTCTAACAAGAATGTTAGCATTAGCTGCAGTATAGTCGCTGTTGTCAGGATCTGTTGAAAGATCATATACAGCGAAGTTAGAAGCATTACTGGTTGCAAAAGTATCACCGTCTAATGCAACGTTAGAAATACCTGATTTGGTAGATCCTGCGCTGTATGTTGCGATGTTAGCAGTTGAACCAACTTGTGCTCGTCCGCCATTTGTGTCGTCTACTTTGACTTCAAAAATGACATCAGGATCACTGATTACGTTTGCAACTATATCGTCAGCTACAATCGCACCTGGATAGTGGTTTGAAAATGTTGGTTTTTGTGATGTTGGGTCTGTATAGAAACAACCATTAAAAATACCAACAATCTCAGCACCGGCAGATGATCCTCTTGAGATTGATCCGTTTGCATTAAGCACGACAGGATCTCCCATAAAGATGGAGTTCGTTTCGTTACTAGCGATAGTCATTTCTTGTTGACCTTGTCCGTTATAAGCGGAACCCATCATTAGAACTGGACGAAATCCAAAGTTGCCTTGTTGATTTGCCATAATATTACTCCTTTGTAATATGTTGTTAGTATAGGTCGTTCAACAAACCGTGCCGATTACGAATTGTTTCCTGAGCCAAAAGTTACTTTGGTACGTCTTTGGGGTTTACTGATCGGCATCCTTGGATCTTCGACTTTCAATAGGTCAGTGTCGACAGCCTCTTTTTGGCTCTCGGTTAGATTATTGTAATAAGCATTGCGCTCTTCTACTGTCTCTATTGGCATTCGGGCTAACAGTAACCCACCCACTCCAATCACTCCAGCGTGTTTACCATCATCAATAGTAGGTAATTGCCAGTCAGGATATTCGTCAGCTCGGACTAACTCCCAGCCTTCTCTTAATTTTCCCATAACGTTTTTACTATCGTCATAGCCTCTGACTGACTCCCTTATCCATCGATGCTTATAACCATCTGGTGCAGGAGGTGCATCTAATGATGAGGGTCTTGTCCAACCTGTTTTACGGGCTGTCTTCTCCCTAGTCTCATTAGATCTAAGCGTTTTATTTACCATATGTTCTCCAATCTATACATATTTTGCATATTCTTCAAGTGGTACACCCAATTTTTTTGCTATTGCTACTTGACTAGGAGTAAGTTTAACTTTTTTAGAATTGCTTTTTTTTGTTGTTCTTGATGTTGATGCCACTATTTGTGGAGCTTTTTCTTTCTCCTCTACTGTCTCCTCATTAAATTTATGAGGAAACTGTTCTCTAATGTATGAATTAATTTCTCCATAATACTCATCACTTTTAGGATCATACCCTTCTTTTAACAACTTTTTATGATGAGATAGCGCAGTGAAAGTCATGGCCTCATCTTTTCCAAACCATTCGTTTTCTTTAGCCCAGGCCTCAGCTCTTGGGTCAGGCTGTGCAGGAGCAGCGGTTTGTTGGTTTTCAGGTTTTTTCTCAGCCATTAAACCCTCTTTTTGTTTTTCAACGTTTTCTCTTTGTTGTTTTGAGGCTAAGGCTCTCTCTTCCTCAATAGCTAATCTTGTTAAAGCTCTTTGTGCTTCAACCTGATCTTTTACATTATTATCTAATAAAGCTTTTTCGTAAGCTGCTTTAGTCTGCTCTATCTGTGATTTAACTCTATCTTCATATTGTGTTAGATAACTTTCATCCAAAGATTTAATTTTAAACTCTGCTTCATCTGCTTTTTGTTTTGCACTTTGCGCAAACTTTAAAGCTTCTGCTTCTCTTTGTTCAGACTTTTCTAATCTATCTAAAAGTTTTTTAATTCTTTTTTGAACATTCTTAGAATATTTATCTAAACCTTCATCTTTAGATTCTTCCTCTCCCTCTACTTTCTCTTCAACTGGGGCTTCAGTTTTTTCCTCTACGACTTTTTCTTCTTTAGTAGATTCTTCTTGTTGAAGTTCAACCTCTTGACCCTCACCTGAAGTATCAAGGTCTACCATTTTTTCTTCAGCCATTTTTCTCTCCTTAATATAAAGTTAATATATCTGTTGGGTCTTTTACCGTGGACAGGATTTCATCATCATTTAATATTCTAATTTCTCCGTCTTCGATTTTTACTCTTGAACCTGCGTACCTTGCAAATACAACCCAATCACCTTCTTTACACCAAGGTCCATTTGGAAATTTGTTTTTGTCTGCATAAGCATCAGGTCCCATGTTTAAAATTAAACCAACATTTGTTGTTAATTGTTGTTCTTCTATCGCTTTGTCTGTTAATAACAATCCGCCTTTTGTTTTTTCTATGCCTTTGTGTGGAAGGACTACAATTCTCCATCCTGTGGCTTTTGGAACTCTATCCATAGCAGGTTCCTTATTCTCTTCTTTCTTATCTTCTACTTTTCCTTTTAAGTAACTAGGAATTATTAATTTACTCATCTTTGTTTACCTCTTTTAATAAATCTTGATAATCTAAAAATAATCCCTCTAATGCGTGTAACTTACCTAACTCATATTGATATTGATCAAAAGAATTAACTTGCCTACTTAAAATATCATCTCTTTTTTCATCTATCTTTTTAGAGATTAATTGTTTTACTTTGTAATCGAAGTGTTCCACTATTTTGTAATATTCTTAGATTTTTCGAAACTGCGGAGCCCGGCCATTCCGAGTAAGGCCGTGACGAGAGGGAATAAAGTCGACATGTCAAGCTCTGGGAGAGGGTTATGTTGAATGCTAAAAGCTGCCAATACAAAAACTAAAAATTGTTTTATTACAAATTCCCACGCTATGGCTAACGCACAGGACATCCCGATGAGGGGCCTCCACGACCGCTGCATTATACCGCCTATGCCTGTAGCTTGTGACTTGGCATCGGCCAAGTTAATGTCCATTTGCTTTTTGCTTAGTTCAGCTTCTATTTCTTTTAATTTTGTTTTTGCAGCTAACTTCTCTTCTTCTGAGGTATGAACGCTATCAATTACTTTCCCGACAGTTTCTACTAGAGAGCCACCGCCTAATATTTTACTAAGAACCAATATAAACTCCTAACGCTAAGAAAACGACAGCTATGATCACATCACGTTTCTTCACATTAGAAGTAAAGCTTTTCACTTTAGATAGTATCTCTGTTGGTATACCCATTAAAATACTCCTTCAAATTTAAGACCCTTAGATGCTATTCCATAACCTCGTTTGGTTTTTTTATCCTCGGGTACTTTGCCTACTGGCATAATTTTTCCCGGTGGAATAGATAAGCCCTGAGATGCAGGACCTTTTTTTGGTGGGACAGTTTTTGTCAATCTTTTAACCATTAGTGAATAGTAGGTTCTTTTTCATCGTTTTGCAACCTAGAAATTTGAGTGTGAATATATGAGTCTGCTAATTGTTCGCCATAAGCGTCAACTATTGCTTCTCTACTCATGGCTAACATTACCTGAGCTACTTCAATTAAGTTAGCCCCACTATCAATTTGCCCTTGAACATAAGCCCTAGTATCACTAATTATTTTTTCAACACGTTTCTGTGTTTCTTTGTCCATATCTACAATATAGGTTTTATTTTTTTGTTTTTCTAGTTTTCTTTTTAACACCTTTGATTGTGCCTTTATTAGCAGAAGCATAAAAGACTGTTTGACCTTGTTTCTTCCCATATTGCTTCTCCATTGCTGCTTTTATTTTTTTACCTTTTTTATTTAACGGCATCTCTTCTTCTCTGATTTAAACTGCCAGTTGTCATCTTGTCATACTGAACCTCAGCTCTTTTATCTGCTATATCATAATCTTTTTGTATTCTAGCCTGGTCAATTGCAGTTTTTTGTCTTAATTTTTCTGCATCTAATTGTATTCTAGCTTGGTCTCTTTGTGAGTCCATTTGATCTTTCATAGCATCTTGTTGTAACTCTTGTTGCTTTAATTGTATTGCAGGGTCAGGTTTTCCACCACCAGCTAATTGTTGTGATGTTTGTTTTAACTCTGCCATGAACTGTGCTTCTAACCTTGCAATCACCTGATCTTT